ATCAAATTTATTACGCAACTCAGTTTTTAGCGGAGGTTTCATGAAGCGCGATCCGATCACATCGCCAACTTCGGCTATCCGCATAATGCAGGGCGCGATCCGGGAGATTGCACCTCCTGGCCATGTCCGCTTGCAGGATGAGGACTGGCCTTTCTGGCATTCCGTCATTGCTGAGTTCGCGCGAGCGGAATGGACTGATCACCAATTGGAACTCGCGGCATTTCTCGCAAGGGACATGGCGAACCTTGAGCGCGAACAATTCGAATTGCGCCGCGAGGGTTCGGTAATGGCTACCGAACGCGGCACGCCAGTTGTCAATCCGCGCAAGGCAGTCGTTCAGGCCACGGCTTCAACAATCCTGTCGATGCGTCGCAGTCTGTCACTCCACGCGCGCGCGCAAGGGGGTGAGGCTCGTGAAGTCGGCAAGCGCAAAGCTATCGGCAGAGCGGTGGAATCGGAGAGCGGCGGGCTGGATCGCTTGCTGGCTGCATAGGGTGGCGAAACGAAGCCGCGCGGCGGACGTGATAGAGTTCATTGAGCGGTATTGCAGAGTTCCAGAGGGTAAACTTGTTGGCCAGCCAATCAAACTGGCCGGCTTTCAAAAGAAGTTCATCAAGGACATATTCGACAATCCTGCCGGAACGCGCAGGGCGTATCTGGCCCTAGCTCGCAAGAACGGAAAGTCGGCACTGATTGCGGCGATTGTGCTGGCGTTCGTTGTAGGGCCGGAAAAGCAGACGAATGCGCAAGTGGTATCGGGGGCACGGTCTCGCGAACAAGCAGCACTCATTTTCAAGCTCGCTTCGAAAATGGTTTATCTCAACCCGGTCTTGGTGAGGCTGGTCAGGATCATCCCATCTGCCAAGACGATCATTGGGTTGGTGGCAAATGTTGAGTATCGGGCGATCAGCGCGGAAGCCGGCACCGCGCACGGCTTAAGCCCATTGCTCGCGATTCTGGACGAGGTTGGACAGGTTCGCGGGCCGCAGGATGATTTTGTCGAGGCCATCGAGACGGGGCAGGGCGCGCACGAGAAACCGCTGCTGATTGCGATATCGACGCAAGCGCCTTCGGACGCCGATTTGTTTTCGCTATGGCTTGATGATGCAGAGCGGTCGAAAGACCCGACGATTGTCAGCCACGTTTACGCAGCACCGAAGGATTGCAAGCTCGATGACCGCAAGGCCTGGGCTGTGGCCAATCCGGCACTTGGGCTATTTCGCTCGTTGGAGGATGTTGAGGCCCAGGCTGAAAAGGCAATGCGTCTGGCGAGTGCGGAGAATGGCTTTCGCAACCTGACGCTTAACCAGAGGGTAACGAGGTTTACGCCGTTTATCACGCCTTCGACATGGAAGGAATGCGGCGGGCCGGTTGACGATAGCGTGTTTCTTGAGGGTCCGGTTTGGGGCGGGCTTGATTTGTCTGTCACGACCGACTTGACGGCATTTGTGCTGATTGCGCGGCGTGATGGTGTCTGGCATGTCAAATCGACGTTCTGGACGCCGGAAGCTACATTGAAGGCGCGTTCGCAGCGGGACCGCGCACCCTATGACGCATGGGTTCGGGACGGGTTCATGAAGGCCACCCCCGGCCCTGCGGTCGAATATGATTTTGTGGCGCGTGATATTGCCGAGATGACGGCCGGGATGCAGATCGAACAGATCGCTTTCGACCGTTACCGCATGGCGACGCTGCAAAAGGAACTGGATCGAGCCGAGATTGTCCTGCCGTTCGTTCCGTTCGGGCAGGGATATGTTTCGATGGCCCCGGCTATCGATGCGACAGAGATAGAGTTTTTGCACAAGCGGGTTCGCCACGGCGGGCATCCGGTGCTGACAATGTGCGCGGCAACGGCGGTCATGGTTTCCGACCCGGCGGGCAACCGCAAGCTGGACAAGTCGAAATCGACGGGCCGCATCGACGGCATGGTTGCCTTGGCGATGGCTATGGGTGTGGCGGCGGCAGGGGAGGTTGAGATGGTTCAAACTTCCCCTTGGGATGACCCTGATTTCAGCCTGGTGGCGGCATGAAGCTGTTCGGATGGGAGATCGGCGGGGCCGAACAGCGCATCATTACGAAAATACCGGGGATTGAGCAAAAGGGAGCCACGATCCTTTCGGTTCTCGGGATGGGCGATATCGACCTGCCAAACATCAGCATCGATACGGCGCTGCAATCCCCTGCCGTGCTGGCGGCTGTTACGTTTTTGCCTCGCTCTCTCGCAGCGTTGCCTTTGCATGTGTTCAGGAAGACCGATGAAGGGCCGCAAAAGATTGTTGGCGGGCTTGAGACATTGATTCACGAAGCCCCGAACCGGGAGTGGACGAGCTTCAAATTACGTCAGTATTTCTGGCAGCAAGTGTTTACTGGTGGTCGGGGGATGCTCTGGATCGAGCGCTCCGGGCCGAATATCACCGGTTTATACCCAATGAACCCGGTGAAAACCACGATCAAGCGCAGTGGCTTGGGCGAAACGACTTACGAGGTCGAGGGAAAGAAATATCCGGCGGCGGACGTTATCGATGTTCCGTTCATGCTAAAGGCCGATGGCCTCTGCCATTACAGTCCGATCATGCTCGGAGCGAAGGCAATCCAATTGTCGCTGGCCATGAACGAGTATGGATCGAAGTTCTTTGCCGGTGGTGGTGTTCCCCCCTTGGCCATGTCCGGCCCGCTTCCTGCCGGGCCTGAGGCAATGAAGCGGGCAATGGACCAGATCGGGCGGGCAATTGCATCGGCCAAGGAAAACAACGGGCAGATTGTGCCAATGCCGCCGGAGCATAAACTGACGCCCATCGGGTTTGATCCTGAAAAGGGGCAGATGACTGACGCTCGGCGGTTTCAGGTTGAGGAAATTTCGCGGATATACGGTCTGCCCCCGGTCTTCCTGCAAGACCTGACGCACGGGACGTTCTCGAATACCGAACAACAGGATTTACATCTCGTCAAGCACCTGATTTCGCAATGGGCGCAGGCGCTTGAGGAAGAAATGAACCTCAAGCTGTTCGGCCAGCGCAACGGTGGCCGCTACGTTGAACACAATGTCGATGGGCTGTTGCGGGGAGATTTCAAGACGCGGATGGAAGCCCTTTCGTCTGGTGTCCAGAATGCCTTGCTTACGCCGAATGAGGGCAGAGCGCTTGAAAACAGGCCGTCGAAGCCAAATGGCGACGATCTCATGATTCAGGGGGCGACCGTCCCTCTCGGGACGCAACCGAATGATTTGAACGGAGGGGCGCAATGACCCTTGAGAAGCGAACTCTTTCCAGCCCGGTCGAGGTCCGCAAGGCTGAAAACAAGCAGACCGTCGCTGGATATGCGGCGCTCTTCAATAGCGCGGCAGATATTGGCGACGCTTTTCGGGAAATCATTGCGCCGGGGGCATTTTCAGAGACAATTGACGGAGATATTCGCGCGCTTGTCGATCACGATACGGGGCGGATTATCGGACGAACGACAGCCGGGACTCTTCGCCTGAAAGAAGATGATAAGGGATTGGCTGTCGAGATCGACCTTCCCGATACGACCGATGGCCGAGATTTGGCCGTCAGCCTCGAGCGCGGGGATATCTCCGGCATGTCGTTCGGCTTCCGGGTTACTCATGATGAATGGGATGAAACCAAGGATTTGCCAGTCAGGACGATCCACAAGGTCGATTTGTTCGAGGTCTCGGCGGTGGCATTCCCGGCTTATGACGATACTTCGCTGGCGCTCCGTAGCCTTGAGGCATCGCGTATCTCACACAAGCAGATCAACCGCATGGGCTATTTCACCCGTAAGGCGCAACTGGATCAGCGCGCGCGCGGCATAATCTAGTTTCCCGGCATTGCCGGAGGCAGGCGCGGCTATTTCGCGTCACCTTCACCCGCCTTTGGCGGGTTTTTTCATGCCCGAAGGAGGGCTAAAAAATGTCTCTCACACAACTCCAAGAAAAGCGTGGCGAACTGCTCACGCAGGCCCGCGCCGCACTTGAGGAAATCAAGGGCAATACCGAAGAGGCCCGTGCGGCCGAGCTTGAATCTCGCCACGATACGATCATGGGCGAACTCGATGCCCTCGACAAGAATATCGAGCGCGAACAGCGCACGGCCGATGCCGAGAAAGCTCAGGAAGAACTGCGCAGCAAGCAGCGGCCCGAGATGGGCGGCAAGGAAACCAAGGGGCAGGAAGAACCGGAAGCCGCAAGCTACCGTGATGCGTTCGTTGCGCTGGCCCGCGCCGGTTTCGACCCGCAGGAAATCTCCGCCGAACATCGCGCCGCTTTGAAGGCCGGGATTACCGACCTCAAGGAAATGCGCGCCCAGACGGCGGGGACGACCACGGCGGGCGGATATACCGTGCCGACCGACCTTGCTCGCGAAATCGACAAGACCCTCAAGATGTGGGGACCGATGTATGACGAAGCGATCTGCACCGTGCTTTCGACATCTTCGGGCAATCCCATCGATTTCCCGACGACTGACGACACCGCGATTGCAGTGGCGCAGCACACCGAAGCGGCGGCGATGACCGACGATGGCGGTGTCGATGCGGTTTTCGGCAAGATGACCCTCAATGCCTACGCCTATGATACGGAATGGGTGCAGATTTCGATGGAACTGTTGCAGGACAGCGCGGTCGATATCGAACCCTTCATTGGCGGACTGCTTGGCGAACGTCTTGCGCGTCGCGTCAATGTCGAGCTGACGACCGGCGACGGCACCGGTGATCCTAACGGTATCGTTACCGCCTCAACGGCTGGCAAGACGGCGGCTTTGACGACTGCGTTCACCTCGGACGAGGTTATTGACCTTTTCCACTCGGTCGATCCGGCCTATCGTTCGTCTCCCAAGGCAAGGTTCATGTTCAACGACCTCGTGCTGGCGGCAATTCGCAAGCTCAAGGACGGCGACGGCACCTATATCTGGCAGATGGGCGATATCCGCGTCGGCTCGCCGGGGTCGTTGCTTGGCCAGCCCTACAGCGTCAACCAGGCCATGTCATCCACGTTCACGACCGGCCAAAAGCTGATCCTGTTCGGAGATTTCAGCAAGTATTACGTCCGCAAGGTCGGCTCGCCCGTCATCGGTGTGCGGCGTGAATACTACTGGCCGAATATCGGGCTGGCCGGGGTTGTCCGTCTTGACGGCGATCTGATCCAGACCGGGGCTGTGAAGCACCTCAAACTCGCCTGACCGCATTGGGGCTGGCCTTCGGGCTGGCCCCTTCTTTTTGAAGGAGAAGCCACATGGCTGGCGGATACAACACAACGGGCTATCGCAACAGAGATGGCGTCCATGTCGTGCAGGGGCAGACCGCTGTCACACAGGCGACGAGCATTTCGACGGGCGTCACTTGCTCGGCCTATTCAGGCGTTATCACGACCGTTTCTCAGACGGTTGCAGCGGCTGGAGAGGCGCAGTTCACCGTTACCAATACGAAGGTTGCCGCAACCGATGTTGTGGTTGCCTGCATCAAGACTCACACATCGGGCGGGACATTCATTGCAGCGGTTACGGCTGTTGCGGCTGGGTCTTTCCAGATCACCCTGACCAACCTCCACGCTTCTGCGGCTGGTGACAACGTTCTTGTCATCAACTTCATTGTCTTGAAGGCAGAAGCGTGAAGGTGAGACTGCTGGTCGGCTTGTCAAACGGCAAGAAGCCCGGCGATATCCACGAATGCGACGAGGCAGAAGCGGGGCGCATGATTGCATCCCGTTTCGCCTTGCCATTCGTTGAGGACAAGATTGAGCGCGCCGTCAAGCCCGATCCTGTCGAAACGCGCCCGGCCAAAAAGACCAAGCGTGGCTGACGTAAATCTACTGCTTGCCACCCATACAACGGGGATAGTGACGCCGCCCTATGCACAAGCGCTCGCCCTTGCTTGCGCGCATCTGGCAGCGAAGGGTATCAACCACTTCCCGTTGATCCTGCCTGATCCGCTTGTCGAGAGTGGCCGGAACAGGCTCGCGGCATTCTGCCTTGAGCACGGCTTCACGCATATCCTGTTCATCGACGCCGATATCCAGTTCACGTCGGCCGATATTTTGCGGCTGATCGCGGATGATAAGGATTTCGTCGTCGGGGCCTATATGAAGAAGATCGAGCGGGAGGAATACGCGGTCTCGTTCATCCCTTCGGCTGACGGCTTGGTCGAAGAATGCCCCAAGACGGGTTGCCTCAAGATCGCGGGGGCAGGGGCCGGGTTCATGATGCTCAAGCGCTCGGTGCTTGAGACCATGCGCGACCGGATGCCGGAGACGATATACACGGATTATGCCGGGCGCGATAAGCCAACCCTGATCAACGGGTTTTTTGCGAACGTGATCGAGGACGGGATGCTCTGGTCGGAAGACCTGACATTCTGCAACCGCTGGCGCGCATTGGGCGGCGACATCTGGCTAGACCCTTCGATCACGCTTTCACATTGGGGCACATACATGTGGCGCGGTTCGATCCTCAACCAACTAGAGGATTTTTCCGCGCCGGAATTGAAGGCTGCGGCGTGAGGCACTTCTATTTCGACATCGATGGCTGGTTTCACTTCCCGCATGTCTACAGGGAGGCCGTGGAACGCCTTGACGGGCTGTTTGTCGAGGTCGGGGCATGGAAAGGCTGTTCAACCGCTTTCCTCGCTGTGGAGGCGATCAGGAGCGGCAAGGCGATAGACATTCACGTTGTCGATACCTTCGAGGGGTCAGACGAAGACGCCCACCATAGCGATCCTGATTTGAAAGACCTTCGCGCGGTGTTCGACCGCAACATGGCACCGGTTCTGGACAGGCTGACGATTCACCAGATGCCGAGCGTTGAGGCGGCAAAGCTGTTTGAAGACGGCTCGGTCTCGTTTTGCCTGATCGACGGCGCGCATGATTACAAAAGCGTGAAAGACGACATTGCGGCTTGGCTTCCCAAGATGAAGCCCGGCGGATGGTTATGCGGCGATGATATTGCATGGGGCGATGACATGCCGGTGTTTCGCGCGGTTGAGGAAATGCTTCCCGGCTGGGTGCGGCGTGGCTGTGCCTGGACATATCAAATCTGAACGAAAGGGGCTGATAAATGGCCAATATTGTCTTCAATATCGCCAAGGGCAGGGTTGTCGAATATTATAACCGTGTAAAGGGCAACGACCCGGCTGCATCGGCAATTATCCTTGTGCCCATCGAAACCAGCGGCCTTGAAGCTGACGCCACCTTGATTGACAAGGATGATCTGGCTGCGGTGCTTTCTGGCACGACCAATGAGCAAACGACGATGGGCCGCAAGACCCTTACGGACGCTGAGCTCGCTGCACTGCCTGCGCCGGACGATACCAACGACCGCTACGATGTCTCGCTTCCGACAACGACATGGGCAGCGGCAACCGGCAACGGGATCAGCAAGATTCTTGTCTGTTATGATGCTGATACGGCAGCGGGAACGGATGCCAATATCATCCCGCTGACGATGTTCGACTTCGCCCAGACGCCAAGCGGAGCAGATATCCAGATGACGACCGGGGTGTTTTTCCGCGCGAGCTGATCCTTTGGCAACTGAACGAAGGATTTAGCCCATGGCATCCGGCGACACCCTTGCAGGCTTCCTGCCGCAAGCCAATGAGCCGCCAAGCTCGAACAATGCGGCACTAGACACGCGCAATAGCATTTGGGTTCTTGATTTTGACCCGACCACGAGTGAAAGCGCGATCTTTCGCGGGGTGCTGCCAAGCAATTATGCGGGCGGCGGACTAACGCTTGAGATATGGTGGGCAGCGACAAGCGCCACGACCGGCGACGTTGTGTGGGGCGGCTCAATCGAACGCGCGCAGGAAGGTGGCAGCGACCAAGATACCGACAGCTTCGCGACCGAGCAGTTGAGCACTGCAGTAACGACCAACGCGACTTCCGGCATCAAGAACAAGTCAACGATCACCTTCACGTCCGGCGCCAACATGGACAGCCTTGCAGCAGGTGAGCCGTTCCGACTGAAAATCGCGCGCAAGCCAGCTGATGCCGGAGACACGATGGCGGGCGATGCCGAGTTTTTCGAAGCCTGTTTGAAAGAAACCTGAGCGGGAGGCTGACGAATGGCCTACCTGTTCAACGGCGCAACGCACGTCATTAGTCGTGGCGACGCGATTGTTCAAACATGGCCGATCACAATGCATGGCCGTGTCAGGCTCTCCAATTCAGGGGACGGCCTGACGCATAACATTCTCTACCTATCGGAAGCGGCGGTTCACAACGGGTTCCGCATTCTGGTGGAGTTGAATGGCGGGACAATGAAAGCCCGCTGTGGCACGCGCGCCGGCGGTGTTGCGGCAAACGGAACGACAACAACGTCGATTAGCGACAGCAATTGGCACAGCGTCATTGGGCAGATTACTTCCGCCACGGCTCGTCAGGTTTGGCTTGACAATGCGGGCAATGGTTCAAACGCCACCAGCCTGACGCCGGGCACACTGACGAAGACGGTGATTGGGGCGCAGGACAGCGGCGGGGCGCTTAGCGGCAATGTCGGGCACGATCTTGCCGATCTTGCGATTTGGTCGGGGACGCTGACGGCGGATGAAAGGGCTGCGCTCAATTCTGGTGTCTCGCCAGCGCTGATCAGGCCGGATATTCTTGAGATTTATGTGCCCATCATCCGTGATCCTACGGACCTGATGGGGAGTGTATTCACGGTCACGGGCGCGACGGTTTCGGATCATCCACGTGTTTACATGCCCGCGCGGGCTACATTCGTGCCAAAGACCACGGTCATCATTGGCTCAACCGGAACGGCGGTTGAGACGGACACCGCGCTTTCGCTGGCTGCGGTTCAAATTCTGGCAACCGGAGTGGCATCGGAAACCGACGCCGCTTTGGGGTTTGGTGTTGCGCGGCCTGTAGGGCTGGGAACGGAAACAGATAGCGCGCTCGCGCTGACTTCGGGGGCATCCGCTCCGGTCGGTCAGTCGGACGAAACCGACACGTCGCTAACGCTGGCAGGCGTCGCGATCATGGCCACGGGGCTGGCAGTGGAGACCGAGACGGCCCTTGCGCTGTCTGGCGTGGCAATTGGCGCGGCTGACGCCGCGATATCGGCTGAAACTTCCTTGCCGCTCGGCGCGGCTCGGCCTGCCACGGCGGCGAACGATAATGAAACGGCGCTGACCCTCTCAGCCGTCGCCATCCAGCAATGCGGGACGTCTGCGGAAACTGACGCGGCCCAATCCTGCCAGCCGGTTCAATTGAGGCTGGTAGGGGTATCGGATGAAATTGATTCAGCGCTCGGCCTGTCACCTGGTTCGGCGTCGGTCGGCATGTCTGAAACAATTGATACTGCCCTTTCCTTGTCTGGCGTGACGGTCTCCCGTTTGACCGGCCTTAGGCCAACATCTCGCGCACCAAGTCTGCGCACGAACCTTTCAACAGGCTCCCGGCCTGCCGCTGTATCAAGAGGGTGACACTATGGGCCTGAAACTGATCACGGCACCGGCTTCGACGCCCGTATCGCTTACCGAAGTCAAATCTTACATCAATGAAACGACGACCGATTTCGATACTTTGCTGACGAGCATGATCGATATCGCGACAGGCTACCTCGACGGTCCGAAGGGGATGCTTGGGCGCGCGATCATCACCCAGACATGGGAACTGCATCTCGACGATTTCTCCAACGCGATCCGTATCCCGATGGGGCCGGTCGCATCGGTGACTTCGGTCAAATACTACGATACCGCGGAAGTGCTGCAAACGGTCGATTCGGCAAATTACGCGGCCGATCTGGTTAGCAGCGACGCATGGATAGTCCCGATTTCGACCTTCGACTGGCCGGAGGTGGCGGAGGGGATCAATAACGTCCAGATCAGGTTTGTAGCGGGCGAGGCGACGGCTCCGGCTGAGATCAAGGGCGCGATGTTCATGCTGATCGCGCAATGGTTCTGGACGCGGGAAGGATCGTCCGACAAGCCAGTTACGGAAATGCCCCATAGCGTTTCCGCGATGCTCGCCAATCATCGTCATTACGGTTTCTAACAAGGAGAATATCAATGGCCGACATTACCATTACGGCTGCCAGCGTCATTGCGGCAACGGATGCCGTTACTGAAACCCGCCCGGCCGGGGCCGCGATTACTGCGGGGCAGGTGGTTTATCTCGACAGCGCAACCGATACATACAAGCTCGCCGATAGTGATAGCGCAACGGCAGCCGCGCGCTCGCCAAGGGGGATAGCCCTCAATGGCGGTGGCACAGGTCAGCCGATCCATATCATCCGTTCAGGCAACTTGACGGCTGGCGGCACATTGACGGCGGGCCTCGCTTATTACCTCTCAAAGACGCCCGGTGGCATATGCCCGGTCGCGGATATCGCGGCGGGTGGCTATGCGACCGTGCTTGGTATCGCAACGTCCACAACGGTCCTGAAGCTCAATATCACTGAATCCGGTGTCGCAGTCTAATGATCCCTGCCGGGCAACTTGACCAGCTTATATCTATCGAGCAGCCCGCGCAGACTGTGGACGCGCTTGGCCAAGAGGCATTGAGTTGGACGGCGGTTGTCGATCTTTGGGCCAAGGTCATTGAGGAACGCGGGCGAGAGTTTCTGAAAGGCGATTACAAGGCCGAAGAAAAGACGGTCTTCGGCTTTCGATTCAGACCGATTGACAGCACCTATCGAGTTCAATGGGCCGGGCGTGTCTGGCGGATCGTCAGCGTGACCGGAACGCGGCGAGAAGGCGAAACCTGGCTGCACTGCATCGCAACGGACGGGGCAAACTGATGGACTTTGTGACCGGCCACAAGGAGCTTGAACGACTCCTGAAACTGCTTCCTGACCGGATGGCAAAGCGCGTTGTCGTGAACGGCTTGAAGGCTGGCGGCAGAGTGTTGGTTAAAGGCATGAAGCAGCGGGCGCCCCGCCGCACCGGGCAATTGGCCGCATCGCCGACGGTTTCAAGCGCGGCGAAATCAACAAAGGGGCAAGCACATGCGGTTGTTGGTTTCCGCAAGCCGACATCGAGGCGCGTTCACCTAACAGAATTCGGGACCGAGCATTCAGTTGCCCAGCCCTTCATTCGCCCAACGCTTGATCAGGATGGTGAGGCGGCAATCGGCAAGATCGGAGAAAACATGGGCGTCGGTCTTGAACGCGAAGCGCGTAAGCTGGCGAGGTAAATGGCGAGCATAGACGCCGCGCTCATCGCGGCATTGACCGGCGCGGCAGGGGTGACGGCGCTGGCGGGAAAGCGCGTGTTCGTCGCGGGCGCACGTCAAGGAGCAGAATATCCTTACGTAACCATCCAAAGGATTTCGACGCAGGGCGCAGGACATCTGGACGGCCCTTCAAATCTCGATTGGCCGCGTTTCCAGATCGATGCGTGGGGGGTAACGGCAATATCCGCGCTCGATCTGGCAGAGGCCATTCGAGTTGCAATCGACGGGGTTACGACGACAGCGGGCGGCTACATTTTCAGCGCAACTTTTCAGGATCAGCGGGGGCCATCTCCCGATGAGGAGACTCGAAATTTTCGTGTCTCAACGGACTATTTTCTGTTTCACGGTCGTTAAAGGAGACCTTAAATGGCAATAAAATCGCAGACATCCACGGTTCATATTTCGAACGAATCGGCGGATTCGACCGCATATGGTTCCGCCACTTTCGACAAGGTTGGCGAGGTAACGAATATCGGCGCGCCGTCTGGTGAGGCGGCTGATATCGACACCACACATCTGGAATCGACGGCCAAGGAATATCTCATTGGCCTGCCGGATAATGGCAACATCGAAATCGGCATGAACGCAATCGAAGGCGATGCTGGCCATTCCGAACTGATCACTGCAATGAACGCGCAGACCCGCCGCTGGGTGAAGATCACATGGTCGTCCGGCTCGGTCTGGTATATCAAGGCTCTGGTCAAGAAATATACCTGGTCGGCTGGCGTTGATGCCAAGATTGAAGCTGCGGCCTCGTTCCGCACTTCCGGCGCGTGGACCCGCGTATGAGTGTTTCTCGCGAAGCAATCCTTGGTTTCAAGGACAAGAACATTGGTAAGGTCAAGGTCAAGGAATTCGGGGGCGATATCTGCGTCGCGACCCTTTCCGCGATTGAGGCTGATGCCATTCGCAACTTGCCGGAAGGCATCCCGTCAAACGTCTCTGTGGTTATTCTCGGGGCTTGCGATGAAAGCGGCGAACGACTGTTCACGCTGGACGATGCGGCTGAACTTGGGAAAAAGCCATCGAAGCATCTGACGACAATCGCCAATGCCATTCTGAAGCATAACGGCCTTTTGGCCGAAATGGCGGATGAGGCAAAAAACGCCTCAAGCGAGACGGAGAGCGAAGATTCCGCTTCCGCCTCGCCCTCGCCCTCGGACGAACAGTCGCAGAGCTAGAGCATTCCATATCCGCCCGCGAATTGGGCGAGTGGCGCGCGTTCTATTCGCTCGATCCTTGGGGTGAGCAGCGGGCCGACATGCGGATGGCGCGCACCGTCTGGTCAAATCTTGCCCCGCATTCCAAATCCGAAATCGACGCGAACGATTTCATGCTGTTCCCCGATGATGCGCATGACTTGCCCGATGATGTATCGGCGCAGGAAAAGGCGTTCATGCTCAAACTGAATCGCGCGGCGGGTTCAGACGGCTGACGATTGCGCCGGCGCAGATGAAAATCGAACCGGCGATGAAGGATGCGCAGGCAAGCATCGCGATTGTCTCGTTGGCGATCATGGCAAAAAGATTGGGCGTCCCCGTCTGGTCAAGCAGGGAAACCGTTACAGCTTCCCAAGCCTGCCAAAGACCAAGCCCGGTCAAAACCAGCCCGATAGCAAAGAGCGCTTGTGCCATGCGCGCGCTTGTCCGGCTGTTTTTGTTTAGTGTCAAGAGGAGGGTGTCATCGCTGGTATAGGCTCCCTCGTTGTCAACCTGATCGCCAACACGGCGAGTTTTGACAGCAATCTGAACAAGGCCGCGTCCAATCTGAACAGCCGTTCGGCGCAGATGAACCGTTCGCTCGCCTCGATTGCGGCTGCGGCGCAGGGCGTGAACAACAAGATGGCCCTGTTGCGGGATGCCTTCTTGATAAAGGAGGTTGTGCAGGCTGGCGCACGGGCGTTGGATTACGCGGCGTCGCTTGGTGAAGTGGCGCAACAGGTCGGCGTCACAACCCGCGAATTGCAGGTCTATCGTGCGCTCGGCGGGCAGGTCGGAATCACCCAAGAGGATATGGACCGTGGACTTTCGAAGCTCACTGTTTCGCTTGGCAAAGGCGCATTGGGCGCCAAAGCGCAAGGGGACGCGTTCGCCGCACTTGGGATAAGCCTACGCGATGCCAATGGGCACGTCCTGACCGCTGGCGAGGCATTGCCGATTATCGCGGAAAAGCTGTCAAAGATAACAGACCCGGCCCAGCGCGCGGCCCTTGAGATATCGCTATTCGGCAAAGCGGGGCAGAAACTCGACACGATCCTCACGGGCGGCAAGGAGGGTATCGAGGAATATACCAAGCGCGCGGAAGACATGGGGCTGATCCTCTCCGACGATCTGGCGAAGGCTGCAGACGAAGCGCAGGACCGCATTACCGAGCTCAATCATCAACTCGAAGCTAATATCGCGGGCGCCGTGGCGAAAAATGCAGGTGCCATTCTTGGTCTTGCGAATGCACTCAGCCAACTCACTATCGGCGCGATCAATTTCATAAGCCAATACCCCCGGCTTTCTGCGGCATTGGCCGGTGCGGCGGTTGGAGCGCGTATTGCTGGCGTTCCGGGTGCGGTCGTTGGCGCTGGCGGGGGCACGGTGGCCGGGACTCTCTTGAAGCGGTCGCTGGACGATTCAAACATGGATTTGGCGTTCCGCAAGCAAAGGCTTCAGGGCGCCGTCAAAGACATGCGCGCAATGCAAAAAGAGGCCGCAGGCGGCGGCTCGGTTTTTGCGCTAAAGCAAAGGTCAGGCCCGACCGGCGGGAACTTGTCTGGCCAGATCAAGGAGGTTCAACGCCAGACCGCACTGTTGAATCAGGCAATTGCCACGAAGGCGCAAAGCAATCTCCCCCCTCCCGTTCCGGCCATTGGAACAGACCTTCCTGATTTTCTTGCAGGCGGTGGCGGAAAAGCGCGTGGTAAGAAGGGGCCAAGGGATACAAAAGACCGCGATTTGTTGCGGTTTCAGGATGATCTGGCGCGGGCCAATATCGACTTGCTTCGGGCGAAACAGGATAACCTGGTCGATATCGACGCCATCGCGGCAATCGACAGACAGATGGTCCAGATTGAGGCCAAGCAATTCGAGAAATCTGTTGAGGCAAGCGTCAAGGCTGGCGAAATAAATGCCGCGCAAGGCCAGCAACTCATAGAACTTAACAGGCAGGCCGCTGCGGAACAATCGATCTCGATAGATCGCGACGCATTGGCATCGCACGTCCGCGATACGCTGGAACTGACACTGGCCGCGAACGACAACGAGCGTGACATTTTGCAGGCTCAGGAATCGCTTGCCATGTCTGCCAGCGAGCGTCGGACAATCGCATTGAAGCTCCTTGAAATGGACAAGGAGGAGGACCGTCTCAAGCAACAACGGATTATCGACCTCGCCAAAATAGGCAAGGCAACCGCAGCGGAAGCGCAGGCTGCGCAAGATCGCCTCGGGAAGCTGGACCAGATATATGCCACGCGCGGCGAAGCGGTAAACAACCAAACCGCAGGCCCCATGGAATCATTCCTGAAGTCGCTCAATCTCAATGCTGCTCAGATCAATGAGGCGTTTCAGTCCATCGAGGTTCAGGGTCTCCAATCCCTTGAAGACGGTATTTTCGATGCAATTACGGGCGCGAAATCGCTTGGCGACGCCTTCAAGAATGTTGCCAACTCGATCATTTCGGATTTGATCCGCATCGCTATCCAACAGTCGGTGATCCGTCCGCTTGGGAACGCGTTAGGCTCTCTCTTCAAGATCAGCGGCCCGGCTCTTGGTAGTGCGGGCGGCAGCGGCGGACTCAAGGTTCCCGGCTTTGCAGATGGAACAGACTTCGCGCCCGGCGGGCTTGCTCTTGTCGGCGAACGTGGGCCGGAGATGGTCCGGCTCCCGCGCGGCTCGCAGGTCATTCCGAACCACATGCTGCAAGCCAGCGGCGGTCAAAGCATCAACCTGACAGTCAATGCTCCGGGGGCCACAATGGAAACCGTCTCGCTGATCCGCCGGGAACTCGCGAATGCCGCGCCCACAATTGTCGCGGCTGCAAGCAACATGACAACCCGCAATCTCTCCCGCCAGCGGCTTTAAGACATGGCAACAATCACACCCCCATCAACCTTGCAGCTTCGGTCTGTGAGGTGGCAGCTCAACACGCCTACGCAGGTCAATCGTTCCGAATGGACAGGCGGACGTCAGGCTGTCATTCTCGCGGGCGCCGCGCGCTGGTCGGCGTCGGGCGAGCTTATTCCTATCCTTGGGCAGTCGAACGCTTGCGGATGGCAGGCGTTTTTTGCGGCTCTTCAAGGCCAAGCGAATGTTTTCCAGCTTCGTGCCGCGCAAGGCCAGCAAACCACGGCCAGCAACCCGACCGTCAACGGTGCAAGCCAGACCGGAAGCACGCTCAACCTCACCGGCCTTTCGGGCGCGGTTTCCTCCACCTTCCTTCCGACCGGTTCAAAGATCACGATCCCCTTTGCGGACGGCACATGCCAGCTTGCCGTCTTGACATCGGCGCTTGTGGTCGGCGCCGCCACAACCGGGACAGCGACTATCAAGCCGCCCCTGCGCAAATCTCCCGCCAATGGGGCAACGGTTGAGGTCCAGTATCCTTATGCCTTGATGGCGCTCACAAGCGATGTTGTCGGTTGGACAATCGACATCGGGCCTCTTTATGGCTTTGCCTTCGATGCCGAGGAAGCGTTCTAATGTCCGGCCCCGACGCAACAGCGGCAGCGGCACTCTCCGGCTCGCTGCTCCATCCCTGTTTTGTCGGCTATCTCGATTTCTCGGGCGATCCGTTGCGCGTCACGACCGCGCCCTATGACGTAACCTTTTCGAGCACTGGCGATACCGATCTCGACGGCAATACCTTCGTCGCGATGGACCCGCAGATGATTTCGGTTTCGGAAGTCCAGCACAGGGAAGACGGATCGGAGACCGTGACGGCCTCGCTTTCCGGGCTCGCAACCGTCGATACTGCCCTGCTCAATATCATCGGCGACACAACGCTCTGGCGCGGTCGCGCGGCCTCGTTGTGGCTTATGCTCTATGACACGTCCTATGCCCGCGTAGGCAATGTCTGGCGCTTCTACACGGGCCGGATGATGGCCGCAGCGCACCGGGGCGACAGTTCGGGCCAGACAGTCGAGATGATGATCGAGGGGTATCTGGCAAGCCTCAGTCAGGCATCGAACCGGACCTATCTCGACCAATCCTATTTCGACAGCGGCGATCTTTCTGCGGCGGCTTCGATTGCGATTGCGAACGGCACGCACAATCATGGGGCCGCAGGGTGGCTTGGTTCCGGCGGCATGGGGGGCACGGGTTCCGCTTTCGGCGACCGTGCCAATGTGCGCCTTGTATGAAGGCACTGGCAAGGCTCGCCGATTGGGAGGATCGGCTTTCGGCATGGTTGATAGATTGCGCGGGTGCGTCGTTCGAATGGGGCAAACTCGATTGCCTGATGTTTGCCGCTGGCACGGTTCGGGCTGTGACGGGCTTCGATCCGGGCAAGGGGCATCGGGGGAAATACAACAGCCATGCGTCATCTGTCCGCTATTTGAAAAAGCTCGGAGCGAGCAGCCCGGCTGAGTATCTCGATACGCTTTTTCCGCCCACGCCCAAGGCATTTGCCCGGCGCGGCGATCTGGTTTCGGTTGAGGGGAATACCGGCGTCTGCATAGGCGGTGTCGCGCTGTTCGTCGGCATCGAGAATGACGAGCCTGGCCTGATCCGCATCCCGTTTGCCGAGTGGCAATCTGCCTGGAGCATTGGCTAATGGGTAAGGTTGTCAGGACCGTCGTCAAGATCGTATCGGTTGCGGCAGCGGTTGCCCTTGCGATTCCTTCGGGGGGAACGTCGCTTCTTGCAGCGGGGCTTGGCGTCTCCGCGCTTGCAGCATCCGGGATCGTTCTGGGGCTGGCAGTTGCAGGAACCTTACTCACCCCCAAGGCCCCAAAGATACCCAATGCCCAAAGGGACAGGCTTTATTCGACGATCGACCCGGGCACGCCGCGCAAGATGGCCTTGGGAGGGCCGACCGCGCTCGCAAACGATATCCGGTATGAGGAATGGTCGGGCAGCAATCAGGAATATCTGGACCGCATCATTTGTGTCGCCAGCCACGAGGTCCAGTCGGTTGATGAAATATGGATCGAGGATCGGCAGGCATGGACGCTCGGCGGCGGCGTCACTTCGACCTTTACCGGCTATCTCACGGTTGCGGTCAGGACGGTCGGCACGTCTGCCAACACGATTGCGATCAACGGTGGGGGCACATGGGGAAGCGCGCAACGGCTGACGGGGTGCGCCTATATCCATCTCCGCTTCAAGACGACCGGCAACACCAAGACGGCAGAAAGCCCGTTCGCATCGAGCATCCCGCAGCGCGTCACGATTGTGGGGAACGGGGCGAAGCTCTACGATCCACGACTTGACACAACGGCGGGCGGCTCCGGTTCGCAGCGGTCGAACGATCAGACTACATGGACATGGACTTCGACGACCGGGAACAATCCGGCGCTTCAAATCCTTTTCTACCTCTTGGGCTGGAAGATCGGCGGCAAGCTCGCCATCGGGCGGGGCATCCCTCCTGAGCGCATTGACATGGCGTCGTTCATTACGGCGGCGAACCTTTGCGAAGAAGCCGTTGCGCTTGCGGCCGGGGGCACGGAACAGCGCTACAGGTCTTATGGCGTGGTTTCGGAAGCCGATGCTCCGTCTGCGGTGCTGGACACCTTGCTTGCGGCTTGTGCAGGCACGCTGCGCGATGTTGGCGGGCAGTTGTCGCTTTCGATCCTGCACAACGATCTTGCCTCGCCGGTCGCGGCATTTACCGACGACGATGTATTGGGCGCGTTCAACTGGCAACCGCAAAAGGGTCTGGACGAAAGTTTCAACCAGATCAGGGGCAAGCGCACCGATTCGTCGAATAACTCGCTCTATCAACTGGTCGATTATCCCCCTGTAACGCTTACCTCGCCGGACGGTCTTGAGCGCATTCACACTTTCGATCTGCCGATGGTCCAGAGCGCATCGCAAGCCCAAAGGCTCGCCAAGCAGGAATTGCAGCGGGCACAGTATCAGGGCGTATTCTCGGCAGAGTTCAAGGCGACGGCATGGAAAGCCAAGGTTGGCGACCCGGTTACACAGACATTCTCCGCCCTTGGGTTTTCGGCAAAGCTGTTTCGCATTACGTCGCAGACGATCCGCATGGACGGCGTTGTCAACATGGAATTGCGCGAAGAAAATGCAGCGATCTACGCATGGTCGGCGGAGGAAACCGCAGCCGTAACACCTGCCGCGCCGTCTGTGTTCGATCCGCTCAACAGCCCGCTTATTCAGGGGATCAGCGCTGCGGCTCTCACGATCCGTTATCCCGGAGCATTCCCGAGCGATCCGCCTATCGGCTCGCTTTATTTCGATAGCACGGCCAAGCAATTCCGCTTCGAGGGGACGGCTGTTACTTCAAATGGCGTGGCGGTCACGTCGAACGGGGTCGCGGTTACGGATTCGGGATGGGTTGATGTGCAGGACACGGCCATAGCCGCCTCTGCCACGACTGCGAATTGGTCAAGCATCGTCAACGACAATGGGCTTGCGCCTGACAACAATGCTGATGTGACAGCCAATCAGTCCGTTGTCTCTCGTCTTTCGACTTCCTCGGGCCAAGCGCTCAGCAATTTTATCGGCACCGATGGCCGAACATTTAGCAGGATTGCAGACGCGGGAGAGGCCAGAGACGGAGATATCATCGTTTTTTCGACCCCTCTCCCGGCAATCCCGCGCATCATGTTTTTGCCCGGCGGGAACGGCGCGACGGCAGGACATAACATCAACATTCAAGCCATGGGGATTTCGGTCTCCGGCTTCACGATGAAAGCCAAGGAGCAGGCCGTCACGGTCGGCTCAACAATAACCGACACGGGCGCGACGACCGGCGGCGGCGGCGAACCTTCACGGGTAATGAACCGGACGGATTCGGGGAGCCCATTCGATGGTGGGTTCCGGTTCAACTATTTTGTGAATGTTGGCGATATAGGTCCGGGAGAGCCGGGATACGTGACGGTCGGGCTTTACACCAAGCAGTCAGGATCGTGGGTCCAGGTCGGCGAGAACACCCACAGCTATTCGGGCAACTTCACGACTACGGCCTATGCGTCGGCCGATTTCGGAGCAGGTAATGAGTTCGGCATTTCCCAGATCGCGGCGGAAGGAACGGGTAGCACGTTGGGGACATTTAACAGCGTTGCCTACACGCTCGGCAGCGTAACCGAGACATCGCTTACGCCTTCTGGCGCATCTCCGATCCCGTGGCTGGCTTTGCTGCAATGACAAACTTTGCCGAACTTCAGCCCGAAGAAAGGCCCGCACTCGCCGCCCGGCAGCGGCCCGGCGGAATGCTTGAGGCCCAATGCCCGGCGTGCGGCGCGTGGAGGCCTGAATTCTGCATCACGCAACTGAACGAAACGCAGGCGTCGATAATCGGGTCGCCATGGGCGTGCGATGCTGATCTCTCCCATTTGGCGCGAACATCATGAGGAATGAACATGGTTGAAATGGTCTCGCAAACAGTCGCCAGCGCTGCGGAGCGCGCAGCTGCGACGACTTATTTTTGGGGCCAAACTTCGACAGGCCCAATCGTCGAGCGCCGGATCGCTGCAACCGATGTTTTGACCAAGGATGCAAGCGGGAATGTCGGTCTGGGAATTGCTCCCAGCTATAGATGGCATGTTCAAGGCGGGGACACTTCGGTCGCCTTGTATGCTGGCGTCACAAGGGCGATCAGGTTCGCATTTTCTTCGACAGAAGCCACAATCGCGGGAACGGATCAAACTGGCTCTGGCTCCTATGAGCAATTGGGGATTGGCGGGGGCAGCATCATATTCAGGATTGGTGTTACCCAGAAAGCCACGCTCGACGCCAACGGCAATTTTCTTGTTATTTCCTCGGCTGGCCTTGGATACGGAACTGGCGCAGGCGGAACGGTCACGCAGGCCACGTCGCGCACCACCGCTGTCACCCTTAACAAACCATGCGGCGCGATCACGCTGGTTTCGGCGGCGGGTTCCACAAGCTGGCAATCGTTCACGGTCAACAATTCTCTTGTGGCGGCAACCGATACGATCATGGTCAACCAGAAATCCGGCACGGACAAATATATGATCCATGTGACGGCTGTTGCGGCTGGGTCTTTCCAGATCCGCTTCGCGACCATGAGTGGCACCACGACCGAACAGCCTGTTTTCAACTTCGCGATTTGCAAGGCCGTCACGTCATGATGATATCTCTCTTTCCCCCAACCTTCGTCCGCACATGGAAGCCCGGCGCCAACGCAGGCAACAATCCGCTGCGCATCTGGATCGCAGAGCATGTCGCACAGTCCGAATATTGGGCCGCTGTCCTTGCACAGGAGCGCTACGAATGGGGCTTCAAGTGGATGGTCGGCATCCTGCCCGCGCTCTTCATGGAACGCTGGATCGAGCCGATGGGGCACGCGGTCGAGGCGCGAGTTGCGGCCGATTATTACGGGGCTGACTTTGCCGCCTATGAGGCGCGGGAAGCGGTGTCTCTTGGCAGTTACGGCTCGTTTCGCGGGCATTCGCAGACCGAGTTGCTGGCTGCGATGGTCAAGTGCCGCCAGCGCGCCGCCCGATGGGTAAAGAGGCATCACCGATATATTTTGTGGGCAGTTGAAAAGGGCGCGCAGACAGCCCGAAAGCGAGGCGTTTGATGAGTATCCAGCATCCTACAGCCACGGAGAGAAAAGTGACGCGGAGCGAATGGTTTGCGGGCGCTGCGTGCGTCATCTCGGCGGCTTCCCTCATTTTCAGTGCTGGCTTCGTCTACGGCCAGACGCAGCAAAACACGACTGATATCCGTGACCTTCAGGCTAAGGTTGATCCCGCTGTGGTGGATATATCCAGCATGAAGACGAGCATCGACTTTCTCGTAGCGGCGGAGCGCGCGCGGCAGGAAAGGAATGGGCGATGACACCGCAGGAGTTCCAGTCATGGCTCGTTGTGCACGGCGCACCGGGCCTTGCGGTCGACGGCGCGCTCGGCCCCGCAACGCGTGCTGCAATCCTCGCCGTCTTCTCGAACAAGGAAGCGCCAGCGGCTACCGATTCCGACATGGCAGCCATCGCTTCCCGGCTTGGCGGAACGGTCAGGCAACTGAAAGCGGTCGCGGCGGTTGAAAGCGGCGGTTCGGGCTTCGATGATGAGGGCCGCCCGAAAATCCTGTTCGAGCGCCACTATTTCCACCGGCTGACCGACGGCAAGTGGACGCCTTCGATATTCAGCGACCCGACATCCGGCGGCTATTCGCAATCCTCATGGGAGAAGCTGACGCTCGCCGCGTGCAGAGATGTCGATGCGGCGTTCGCCAGCGCCTCATGGGGCAAATTTCAGGTTATGGGCGCACACTGGAAGGCATTGGGCTACGATAGCCCCTTGGCGCTTGCCTGGTCCTGCGTGGGTAGCGAGGCGGCGCACTACGAGCTGCTGGCGCGCTATATCGAGCACAACAATCTGGCGGGCGCGTTCCGTGCGATCAGCGCCGATCCCGAAACCTGCCGCGCCTTCGCCGCTGGCTACAACGGGCCGGGGTATCGGAAGTTCGACTATCACTCGAAAATCGCAGCAAGGATGAAGTGAGATGAACCGCATCCTCCAATACATGCTGTCCCCTGACGGCCGCCGGGCAATGGCCCTGCTATTCCTCGCTGGCGGCGGCATTGCCATGACAGGCTATGCGGGCTGGTCGCTCTGGATGGTGCGCACCGTCCCGCAATACGCCTTTTATCTTGGACTGGCCGCGCATGTTTCGATCCTCGTTGTGCTGACCGGGTTCGCCGGGTTGCTCGTGAAGCGGATGCTCAAGGCGTCGATTGTCGGCAGTTCTTTCGAGGCCAGCGACGCGGCCGATCCGCCATCGCCTACCGTCACCACGACCACGACGACAACGGAGGGCGGGCAATGATCAGCTTCCTCTTGCCCCTTCTCGCCCGCGTGGGCGTCCCTGAGCCGCTTCGCAAGGCCGTAGGGTATGCGACACTGGCGATCGCCTATCGTCCACATTGCTGCGAAAGCATGTCGCAGGCGATTATGAAGGGGCGGCGGCTCAATTCATCCGCTGGAACC